TGGAACTTCTTAAACAACGTGATCCTAAAGAATACCACACACGCAAGAAAGAGCCTTGGGTGAATGTTATTGATGTTAAAGTGAATGAAGAAAATGTTCGCAATGGCTTCTTTGAGCTCGATTGGAACAAATACTTTATCGCACAACTTGTGCAAGCAGGCTACGGTGTTGACAATGATCCTGAAGAAGAAATTGTTGATCGCTGGTTTCGTGACATCGTTTATAATATGTTAGAAGAAGAAGGACAGGATACTAACCGAGGTGCTGGTTATATCAATGTTGTTCCTATTGCTAAAGGAAAGTCAGAGGTATCCTAATGCCCGAAATACAATTACATTTTCCGACAGCTTTTTATATAGAATACAACTTGTTTAGTAAAGAAGAAAATGACGCTTGGGCTAAAAAGATAATAAATCTTCAAGACACAGTACCGTCAGGTGGAGCAGACTGGGAAGGTAATACATATACAACACATAATACTTTTAATTTGTTAGACGACCCAGATTTTTCTCCATTATTAGACGAAATACAAACCCACGTGAACAATTTTACAAACGAGTATGATTCAGATCAGTTACACGTTTGTAAAAATGCATGGGGCAATGTTAACATGCCTGGAACTTATCAAGAGTTTCATTCGCATCCTAGTCACGTGTTTAGTTGTGTTTATTATCCTAAAGTACCAGAGGGATCAGGTGAGATTATCTTTGAAAGTCCTTTGGTCCCTGATATGATGCCAGTGCTTAATATTAAAAGTATAAACACGCTATCTCGAGAAAGATTTTGGATTACTCCAGAGCAAGGAACATTAATTATTTTTAGATCCTCTGTTAGACATTCAGTAAGAGCAGGCACAAATGTAGAACCTAGAGTTTCTATAGCATTAAACTATGCTTGACAACTGCATACAATTATGTTATACTATATTTAAATTAACACAATACAAGGTAATACAATGGCAACTTATGTCTTAGTAGACACAGCAAATACTTTCTTTAGAGCTCGTCACGTAGTACGTGGCGATATTGATACAAAAGCAGGTATGGCAATTCATATTACACTCAACAGTGTAAAGAAAGCATGGACTGACTTTAATGCAGATCATGTTGTATTTTGTTTGGAAGGACGTAGCTGGCGTAAAGACTATTACGAACCTTACAAGCGCAATAGGCAAGTTGCACGTGATGCACTTACTCCTGCACAGCAAGAAGAAGACACAGTGTTTTGGGAACTGTTTGACGAGTTTAAAGACTTTGTTAGTGAAAAAACTAACTGTACTGTTATGCGGCACCCGCAGCTCGAAGCAGACGATTTGATTGCAGGCTGGGTACAAGCACACCCTAATGACGATCATGTTATTATTAGCACCGATGGCGATTTTGCACAACTTATTAGTCCTCGTGTACGTCAGTATAACGGTGTTAGTAATACTACAATTACACACGAAGGTTACTTTGATGACAAAGGTCGTCCTGTAATTGACAAGAAAACTAAAGAGCCTAAGGCAGCACCTGTGCCTGCATTTATGTTGTTTGAAAAGTGCATGCGCGGTGATACTAGTGATAACGTGTTTAGTGCTTATCCCGGTGTGCGTACAAAAGGCACTAAGAACAAAGTAGGTCTTAACGAAGCATATGCAGACAAAGACACTAAAGGCTTTAACTGGAACAACATGATGCTACAGCGTTGGACAGATCACAATGGCGACGAACATCGTGTGCTAGACGATTACAATCGTAATGTAGTATTATGTGATTTGACTGCACAACCTGCAGACATTAGAGAGATAATTAATACTACTATTGCAGAAGTAGAGCCTAAAGAAATTACGCAAGTAGGCATGCGTCTTATGAAATTTTGTGCTAAATGGGATATGCAACGTATTGCAGATCAAGCGCAGTCCTATGCACAACCTTTACAAGCGAGGTATCCTAAATGACATTAAAAGCAAAACCAGTATTAAAAGATAAATTTTGGATTATTGAAAACAACGAAGAACGTATCGGTACTATGTCCTGGAACGATGATCGTTATATGTTTTCAAATAGTAAAGGAACTTGTTTTTTCGATAACAAAAGACAAATGAAAAAACAATTTGGTTCAGATATTGTTTGGAATGATATTACTCCTAATTATATTAATAATTCAAATGAAAACTACATTGTACACGGATTTCCAACTAGTGTAAGCCCGTTTAATACAATGTATGATGTAAAACGAAAACTTCCTCTGTTTACAAAAAGTGATAAATCTAAGAGTGCATATTGTGCAGGCTATTACATTATTCAGTTTGACAAAGGTTGGGTTAAGAGCTTCTGTCCTAAACTAATTACAATCGAACGGTACAACTTTAAAGGACCGTTCAAGTCAGAAATTGAAATGCGTCAGGAGTTAAGTCGTGCGAACCGTTGAACCATTAAACACTATTCCTTTACAGCAATTTTTAAATGCTGTAAAGGCAGCTGAACAAAGTCGTGCAAGAGAAGTTAAACTAGACATTGCTACTGCAAAGACTCTAGCATTTACACTAGGTGTTGTAATGAGTAGATTGCACGGCGACTTAGAAAAACTTGTTGCAGAATCTAAAAATTCTGATGATGAAGTTATACAAATTAATTTAGATGGTGGATCTAAGTTTTAACTGCGCAGTTAATGTTGTAAAGAGATAAATATATGCGTAGTTAATTAAAAGGATTGCGCATATGAGTAGGCCAAAGCCAACAGTTATATTAGAAAACATTAATAACAAAACCTATAAGAGCGAGCAAGTTCTAGAAGCAGAAGCTATTTGGGCAGTATTTTATAAAGGCAATGCTTTTAATCTTAAGAGTGCAAATGCTCTTACAAACTATCCAGGACCAAAATACAAAAAAACTAGTTTTTCAAATCCGGGACATGCACACAATCTAGCCAAAAAATTAAACGAAATGTTTAAAAGTGAAGATTTTGCAGTATTTAAACTTACTGACGGAGAATTGGTTACAGAAGAATGAACTGGAAAGAAGTATATACAAAGCTCTTTCTAAAAGAACTTGGTAAAAGTACAAACGATATTACAGTAAAAGAATATATGCCTCTATGGTGGAAAAACAATAGAGGAAAAGATGCTGGCGGTTTACGATTAACAGAAATGGGATTCGATGTGCTAACTCAAATAGACTTGGCAACATATGATATTCCGTATCCAAGAGATGTTCCGTTATCTACTCAAGTTATTATACATCTTGATAACTTTATTGATTGTCCCTACTATCTTACAAATAGAAGTATTGTAGTAACGAACGAAAAGAAAGCAGTTGAACTCACTCTTTTTAGTGGCGATTTACGCAAATACGGCCTAACAAAGGCTATTACTAGGCAAAATAAATCCTAAGTTATTGATTTTAAACAAGTTCTTTTTTATGAAAAAGGTTGACATTTACTGTAGATATGTTATTATATATGTATAGTTTAAATAAATGCACTGATGAACAAAGAGGAATACACTATGGATACTGCAACACGTACAGTTAGCCCAAATGGCGCAAAAGCAAGCATCAAGCATGCACTTACAAAAAAACGTCCTATCTTTCTTTGGGGACCTCCAGGAATTGGCAAATCAGATATCGTACAGCAGGTTAACGATACTTTTGCAAATTCATATTTAATTGACATTCGCTTGAGTCTTTGGGAACCTACAGATATTAAAGGCATTCCGTATTTCGACAGCAACTCAGGTACAATGGTGTGGGGCGCACCTAACGAACTTCCAAGCGAAGAGTTTGCGGCACAATATGATCACATTACACTATTCTTAGATGAAATGAACTCGGCAGCACCTAGCGTACAAGCGGCAGCATACCAGCTGATTCTAAATCGTCGTGTAGGTACTTACAAGTTGCCAGACAACGTATCAGTTGTTGCCGCTGGTAACCGTGAAGCAGACAAAGGCGTTACGTATCGTATGCCTGCTCCGTTAGCTAACCGATTTATTCACTTGGAGCTTGCTGTTAACTTTGACGACTGGTTTAACTGGGCAGTTGCAAATGGTGAGCATACAGACGTTGTAGGTTACTTGACATTTGCAAAGAAGGACTTGTATGACTTTGATCCTAAAAGTTCAAGTCGTTCTTTTGCAACACCGCGTTCTTGGTCATTTGTTAGCGAATTGCTAGAAGATGCCCTAGACGAAAACACCACTACAGATCTTGTAGCTGGTGCAGTAGGCGAAGGACTGGCTGTCAAATTTATGGCGCACCGTAAAGTTGCGTCTAGCATGCCTAACCCTACTGACATTTTAACAGGCAAAGTAAAAGAGCTGAAAACTAAAGAAATCAGTGCAATGTATTCCTTAACTGTTTCACTCTGCTACGAACTCAAAGAAGCCTGTGATAGTGGCGATAAGAAGTTTGATGACAAAGTCAATAACTTCCTACGCTTTTCGATGGACAATTTCGATACTGAACTAGTTGTTATGGGTATTAAACTTGCACTTACACAGTATTCATTGCCCATTGATCCAGATGAAGTGGAGTGCTTTGATGAGTTCCACGATCGTTATGGCAAATATATTAAGGCTGCAAACGCTGCCTAATACAAAACGGACGGGTTCTTTTGAGCTCGTCCGTTCTTTTGAGTTAATGGTTGACATATATACTAATGATGCTATAATATATGTATAAGTTAATAAAAGGGTGATGACAATGGCTACTAAAGATACAGCAAGTAAACTAAAGAACTTTACTCCCGATCCGGATATTACTCCGGAAGCATTAGAAATAATGCGTGTAGAAGTTATGGACCGTATTATTACAGCACGTATTGGTTTGCTATTGCGTCATCCGTTCTTTGGTAACATGGCTACACGTTTAAAGATTATTGCTGCTGATGACTGGTTGCCTACTGCCGCTGTAGACGGACGTAACTTGTACTACAACACACAATTCTTTAATGCAATGAACAATAAAGAAATTGAGTTTGTTGTTGCACACGAAATTCTACACATGGTATTTGATCACTTAGGACGGCGTGAAGATCGTAATCCTATGATCTATAACATTAGTGCAGACTACATTGTAAACAATACGCTTGTACGAGATCGCATCGGTACTATTCCAAGTATTGTAAGCTGCTATCAAGACTTTAAATACGAAGGCTGGACTAGTGAAGAAGTGTACGATGATGTATATGAAGAAGCTAAAAAGAATGGCGAAGAGTACTTGAAGCAACTCGGTGAAATGCTAGACGAACACCTTGACATGGACGAAGGTGACGAAGGTAGTTCAGACGGTGACGTAGGCGAAGATGGCAACGGTAATGCTACAAGTAAAAGTAAGCCTAAGTATTCTAAAGAAGACATGAA